TTTAATTTTTGCAATAAATTTCAGAAGGAAATTTATCAAAAAGCCGAAAACATTAAACAAAACAAACATTTAACAAGCAAAAACCGGTTAGCTTTGGAGAAGCTCTGTTAACAGCCGAAGCTGCGTCGAACACTTCTTGATCCTCAACGCCGGATTCCATTCATACCCATGAAAAGTTTGCCGGATCATACTCTTTTGGTAAACTAATGTTTTTAAGTTCACCAAAATACAAACGGTCCAAATAATCCCAAGAAAGGGGAATAAATGGGCGGTTAACGCAGACCCAGTACGCTCTCAATCGATCACATACATTCTTGTAGTACTCTTCTCCCCACGCATAAGCAAGAGCAGCGGTCTGATACGAATTCTCCAAGGAGGCTTCGTAAGGGTCCGTATGCTTCTTGTTTATCCAGTTAGGAATATCTTCTATCATACCTTTTTCCAGACTAGCTAGCCAGACCATTTCGCCCCGAGTTGGATGGGGCAAAAAGTGTGATTTGAGGAATGTCGCATCCGCAATTGAACACGACTCTCTCATTTCACCAGTCTTACTAGCGTCGGTGTAAACTATACCGTGGTTTCCCAAGACGCGCTGCAATACAACATTGTTAAAAGATTCAATTACCATGGGGCTGACACTAGCAATAATGTCATCCCCATAGACAGCAAGCTGCATGAATTCCCACATATATTTCGGGTCTTCGATGGTCGTATCCTTAAATACTTCCATCCAAGACAAACCCATATACATAAGATTCACTAACGAATTAATTAACGCTGTGTAAGCATTACCCGAGGGAGAACCACAAACAGTTTGGTACACCGTGTCTTTGGCTATCTCATAAGAGAAAGCAAGGTTTTCAAAAAGAGTCTTCCGAACTAGTTTATCCTCAATTGTAGGGTTGGAATACTCACTATACCATTCATCAACAATTTCACCACAAGCTAATACCAATTCGGTATCTAATCCAGGGCCAAAGCCAGAATAATCACCACATAGGATGTCAGAACCTTTAGCTAACAAAGAGTTAGCAAGGACTGACCACTCCATGCCATGGACGTTAACACCAATATAAATACCAATGTTGCGCCCTTGTGCCTGAACTGCACTACCAAAATCCATCAGGTATCGACGTGAATCGATAACCTGCTCCATTGGACATCCGTTAATCAACCGGGGATTTTTTCCTGGTTTCAAACGCTCGTCCTTTAGAAAATCATGGTAGACAGAAAAGGGGATGATTCCTCTTTTTCTTTGGTCATGTTTCAGATTATAAATTTGTACTAGCTCCTTTCGCAATCCATTCACACACAGACCATCAGCTTCCTCACGATAATCAACAAAGTGGCGTTTCTGAGTGCCTAAACCCATAGAGGATAAAGGCCATCCCACAGCGGTAGATCTTTTCAGAGCTTCCGCAAATGGGAGTTCAGAGACGCCAACAATTGCATCTTCAATCGTTCGTACACCGACAGTCACACTTACAGGCGGACACTCAGCTACAATCATATCAGTTAAGACCCGTTTAACTCTATTAACATTCTTCAAAGGCCAGGGAAGTGTTGGCCTCCCTTCTTTGGAGATTGCTTTTTCAAGTTTAACAGATCCAGCCCATTCATCATTCGCATCGAACATACACACAGGTTTCCGTTCGGGTTGTCGTAAAACACCAAACGTCGTTGCCTTGGTTATACCACTGGTTAGGGGAAGAGAAGCTTCTTTATCCTGGGGAACAACTCCAATTGGAATAAATTCACCATTCAATTTCACTTTTCCTTCACCAGGGATAACTTCAGGTTCAGCAACATCAATAACTGGAAAACAGTTCTTGAAGTACTCCGACGTTAGGGTTGTACTATAACCCAGCCCATCTAATCCTGATGTGTGCATTCCAATCACTCTCAACGTTCGTCGATCAATCAAAATAGAGCCACACATACCAGAGCCCTCTCTTGGATATTCATATCCATGCAGGGCTATGGTCAAGTTCGCGTTCAAGTAGCAATTAACCCGTTGCACAGGTTTAATTGGTACATGTTCTAGAACAAGACCAGAGCCCTTAGAAAAGTCTCTTACATCAACGAGAATTCCTAAATTAGAAACATGCCCAAGCTCCTCCTTTTTAACAAGAGTGTTGAGCATGTTTTTAAAGCAAGGAATTCTCCGGTTTAGAATTGTTATAATACAGAGGTCAGTTGAATGAATTCTCGTGACATCTATATCAGCACACTTAAGTGCAA